CAGGTGGTGTCTTATCAAGCGCTTGTCGGAGAGTCACACGAGCCGCATTTCATTGCTCGAGGGCACGAGAGACCTGCGGACGTCTACGCTCGAGCTTACGACTACTTCGGACAGACGTTTCAGTTTGGCCGGTTTGCGTTGTTTCTTTATCTCGAGAGTGTTCACTGCCTGACCGGGATCCCGATGATTCCAGACCGGCTTGACCTTCAAAATTCTGAGAGCAGCCGCAACGGTCTCTGCTATGCGATTGGCCGGGATGACTGGTTGACCGGTCACGACTACGGTCGCACGACCCTGCCGGCACCCGTCTTCGACCGGTTGTACGGCTCGTTTGACGAGCTTGTCGACCGGGCTCGAGACGTCGACCCGACGGCAACGATCTGGTCGGTTGAGACCTCACTTTGCGCCTACAAGAAGGTGCACCGGGGCAAACGATACCTCGGATACTATATTGACCGGCAGCACGATGAAATCGCACGGATGCAAGCCAACGTGCCGACCGGTGTCAGTTGGGCACCCCTGTGGGACTTCCGCAAGGGTCACTTTTTGTCCGGATGGCTCAAGGAGTCTCGACGGCTCACGGGTGAAGACCCGAGGGATCCGAGGCACCCGGTGCACTGGTACCAAAGAGGGAACACGTACAAATGAGTCTCTACACGGTCGGGATTGGCGGTGAACCTGCGACGGGCAAGACCACGCTCATGCGACGGATCCTGCGAAAGCTCGAGGACACCCACGGGCACGGGGGCAAGGTCTTCCGGTACGGTCTTCTGCGAGGGATCCGATTCAACCTCACATACGTGCTCGGGATCTACGATGAAGGCACCTTTGCCGGCACCGACCGGTTGAGCATGGCAGTCCAGACAGATGCAACGACGTTTCTGAGACAACAGAGCCGGGTGGATGCGTCGCCGGTCGTGCTCTTCGAGGGTGACCGGCTCTTCAATCACTCGTTTCTCACTACCTGCGAAGACCTCGGAGAGACGGCTTGGTTCAATCTCACTTGTCCCGAGACCGTCTTGACGAGTCGGCACGCTCGAAGGCAGGACACGCAGACGGCTCTTTGGCTCAAGGGACGGCGCACCAAGATCCTCAACGTCAAGAAGTATCACGAGGTCGTCGACCTGCCAACGGGCAACCCGTCCGAGGGTGAAGAGGCAGTTTACCGGGTCTGGCAGCACGTTTTAGTCTTCACGCAACCCTATATCAAGACCGAGACCCTATAGATGGCCGACACGCACGAGCGTTGCGGAGCGAAGACCAAAAGCGGCAAGCCGTGTCGGGCTTGGTCAATGCCAAACGGTCGTTGTCGTCTTCACGGTGGCCTGACACCGTCCGGGATGGCTTCACCGCACTTCCGGCACGGACGGTACAGCAAGTACCTTCCGGCTCAACTTGCGAGTCAGTACAAAGAGGCTCAAAACGACGAGCACCTGCTTGAGCTCTCGGACGAAGTGGCGTTGCTTGACGTCCGGCTCGGTGAGCTTGTCTCCGGGCTCGACCGCAACGATACGCAATCGGCTTGGCTCGAGGTCGGCAAGATCTACCAAGGCATTCTCCGAGCCGGCAAAGCTCGAGACGTCAACGCTCTCAACTCCTACGTGCAGGACTTGGGCGACGTGATTGAACGACAGGCAGACACGACTTCTCGTTGGAATGAGATCACGATCTTGATGGACCAAAGGCGCAAGTTGGTCGAGTCCGAGCGCAAGCGCACCGTTGAAATGCAAATGACCATCACGGCAGAGCGCGCAATGCTTCTGATTGCGGCTCTCGTGGACATTGTGAGGCGACACGTCGATGACCGCACTATTCTTCGGGCAATCTCGACAGACGTTGGAAAGCTTATTGGCACTGACGTTTAGTGAGAAGCTCTGCCCGGATCTCTTCGAGACCGAAGACGATGAGCCCGAGTTTGTCATGGGCTTGCTCGAATGGACCCGTGAGTACCGGGCATTCCTGGCCGAAGACAAACCGCTCGACTTCGAGACTCATCCATACCTTGTGGATCTCTACGACCTCAAGGCGCAACGAGCCGTCGTGAGCAAGGCAGCCCAACTCGGGGTCTCGGAGTGGGCCGTGAGCTATGCGATTCACGCGGCTGACCAACGTCGGGCAAACGTGCTTTACATTTTCCCGTCCGAGCGCACCATCAGCGACTTCTCGGCAGCCCGGATTGCCCCTGCGATTGAGGCAAGCCCTTACCTGACCGGGATCGTCAACAACCGGGACGGGGGCAGGAGAGGAGTCGACCAAACCCAACTCAAACGGATACGCAACCGGCACCTTTACCTTCGGGGTGGCATGGTCAAGCCGGATGGCCGGGCACCTCAGTTGAAGAGTATCGACGCTGACGTGCTGATTATGGATGAGTTCGATGAGATGGACGTCCGGGCCCCATTCATTGCGGCCAAACGTCTCGTCCACTCTCAGATTGCCGAAGAGCGAATGATCTCAACACCTTCGTACCCTGGTATGGGCGTGCACGCCGCATTTCTGCAGAGCGACCAACGTTACTGGTTTGTCACCTGCGAACACTGCGGGCGCAAGCAGAGAATGACGATGGCCCACTTGATTAAAGAGGTCGACGCGCTTCAACGTCCGACGTGGTGGAACGGCATCAACGAGGGCATCGCCTACCTTGCTTGTGAGAAGTGCGGGCAAGAGCTCAACCGGCTCGGCAAGGGCGAATGGATTGCCGAGCATCCGAGCGTGCCCACTGCCGGCTTTCACATGAACAAGCTCTTTTCACCGCACGTCGACCTCTCCGATCTGATTGCCAACCTGCGGACCACCGACGAAACGAAACGCAAAGAGGCGCACAATCAGGATTGGGGCTTGCCGTACAAACCGAAGGGTGGCGGCATTGAGGACGACATCCTTGAATCTTGCGTTAGGGCATACGGGATGGGCGTAGAAGGTGGCGAGCGTACCGTGATGGGCATAGACGTGGGTGCGGTGCTCCACGTTGTAATCCGTGGTCCAGAGGACAAAGAGACGGGGGTGCGACCTCTTCGGTTTGCCGGAACAGTTGACGAGTTTGAGGACGTCGCAACGTTGGCGCGACGGTATCGCACGAAGACCATCGTGGTTGATGCCAACCCGGAGACCCGAGAGGCACGCCGGTTTCAAGAGGCACTTGGGCGCAATATCGTTTGGTTGGCCTATTACTCACTCAACCATCAGGGGATGAAGACCGAAGAGCCGTTGAAGTGGAATGAAGAGGGCAAGACGCTCGACGTCGACCGGACACGGCTCATGGATGAGGTCGTGAGTCGTTTTGTCGAGCAGAGCAACATTTTGCCGGCAGATGCCAAAAACGTCCCGGATTACTACAAGCAACTCAAGGCACCCGTCCGGCTGATGACGACCCGTGGGTCGACCGGCATAGAGATCGCACACTACGTCGAGACCGGACCTGACCATTACTTTCACGCAGAGGTGTATTGCGCTCTGGCCGGTATGCGACCGGTCGTGACTCGGGGCACGAGGGTGCTTCAAGGCAGGGCAAAGGGTTGGTGATTGCGCTCGAAGAGGGGTGGGGGAGTTTTGGATCTTGCGCCGTCGGGCGCACAATGGAGAGGACGAGGGTATTGACGAAGAAATGATGGCTGAGAGCATAAGGGCAAGGCACTTTGAGTCGCCGGCAACGACTCCATTGTTGACTGAGCTCGAGGAGTTGAGCAAGAGGCGAAGGGCAAGCCTGGATCCGGTCGAGAAGCAAGCGATGAGAGACCGGGCAGGAGAGCTCACGCAAGCATTCTGGCGTTTGTTTCATCATCGCAACCAGGGGGGTGAAGAGTGACCGAAGAGACGAAGAAACTCAAAATCAAGAGGGAACACGTGAGGGTGCTTGCCGGCAAGAGGGTGACGGTGGACAAGACGGCTTCAAAGATCGTCGGCACTTGGACCATTGAGAGCCCAACGCAACCGGACGTCTTGTGGCACCTTCGACGGCTCGACCTGAACACGATCTCGACCATGAGTACCGAGAAGTTGATGGACATGCTTGCGGATCTTTCACCCGAGATCGGCAAAGCGCTTTGGGACTGGTTGCGAATGTGCAACCCCGGTTGGGAGATCGAGGCATACCAACTCAAGGCAGATGAGCATGACGACCGGGGGCAAGCCGTCATCGATGCGTTTCTTGAAACACTCGAGACGACCTACGGCACGGTCGACGTCGTGATCAATCGTTTCTTCATGAATGCCTTCTTGCGGGGTGCGATGCTCGGTGAGATCGTTCTTGACGGTGGCAGGACAGCCGTTGACCTCGTTTCGCCGGATCCTTGGTCTGTGCGTTTTCGCAAGGAGCAAGACCCGGTGCGCGGTCCCGTCTACGCGCTCGGTCAATATCAAGACGGCTTGTGGGTGCCGTTGGACTACGAGAGCATCAAGTACGTGCCGATTGACCCGTTGCCCGGCTCACCGTACGGAAGACCCGTTGCCTCACCTGCCCTCTTCTCTGCCCTCTTCTTGATTGCCATTCTTCACGACCTTCGACGGGTCGTGGAGCAGCAAGGGTATCCGAGACTCGACGTGGGTATCGATACTGACCGGCTCATGGGCATGATGCCCGACGACCTCGAGAGCGACCCTGATGCGGTTCAAGAATGGCTTGACGCTGCCTTCGAGGAGATCCGGACGGCTTACGAAGGCTTGCGACCTGATGATGCCTACGTCCACGCCGACTACATCAGTGTCAATCGACCCGTTGGCACCGTCGGCACGGACAGTCTCGGGGCAATCGACGCACTTCTGCGGGGTCTCGAGCGAATGATCACCCGAGGGGTCAAGAGCATGCCGCTCATGATGGGAAGCAACGAGAGCGTGTCTGAGACGCACGCTAATCGGCAGTGGGAGATCATGATTGCCGGCATCAAGTCGGTTCAACACCTTCTCGAGACGACTTTGGGCCAACTCCTCAAGCTTGCTTGCCGGGCTCAAGGTGTTCAATGCCGGGTGGAAGTCCGTTTTGCTGAGTTGCGAGCAAGCGAAGAGCTGCGTGACGAGCAAGTCAAAGCCATGAAGATCTCGAATGCGACGGCGATGTATGACCAGGGTTGGATCTCTCAGGATGAGGCGGCAGAGACCGTCACTGGGCACGAGGCAGACGAAGATGAACCGCGGGCGCAACCTCAAGCGGCACCGGGTCTCGGGCTCGGTGAGCTCGTGGTTGCCGAGCAACAGCCCAACGAAGGGCAAGCCCAAGAAGAGGGTGCGCCGGTCGAGCCGGAAGTTGAGCGCAACCGGGCTCGAGCCGTCCGCAAGACGACCATCCCCAACGGTGCCAACAACCCGTTGCCGATCTTGCCCGACGAAGAGGTGCTTGACATTGACGAGATCCTTGCGGCTCTTGACTCGTGGGACAGGCTCTATCCCGACCGGGTCGGGCTCGTTGGGGCGAAGAGCGACGGCGCAACGGGTGACCTCTGGCCTGCATTGGCGGCTCTCGTGGTCTCGGATTGGATCTACCGTCGCAACTCGGGTCGTTTCTATAATTCTCAAACTCAAGAATTGTTGACCCGCAACCAACTCATCGAGATCCGAGACACGTTCACGCTTCAAGTCCGGGCTGAATCTCGGGCAATCTCTCAAGCGATGATTGACGGCAACACGACCGTGCAACGGTGGCTGCTCGACATGCAGGACATGGTGCGGAACACGCACACCAACCAGTTCATGCTCGGTCGTGGAGGTGTCGGCATGGTCAACGCCAACGATCTCCGAGTCGTCGAACAGACCATCACCAACCAGTACTCTTACCTTCAAAACTTCGCAAACGAGGTGGCAGCCGGCAACGTCTCGGACGGTCGACTGCTTGCCCGAGCTCAGATGTACGCAGATGCGGGCACGCAGAGCTACGAGAGGGGGGTGGCGTTGGCGTACGGTCTGCCGACTCTGCCCAACTATCCCGGCGACGGCGCAACGCAATGTCTCTCCAACTGCAAGTGCCGTTGGTCGGTGACCGAAGACGAAGAGGCGTGGTACTGCTATTGGGTTTTGGGGGTTGCCGAGCACTGTGACGATTGCGTCGCCAACGCCACACGTTGGGCACCTCTCATCGTGCCGAAGTCTCGAGCCAACCGGCGGCAGGATCTTGACGCTCACTTGGCAACGGTCGGGGGCAATCACGGGCATGACCATCATGGATGAAAGCGCGCTCGAGACCGAGGTGGAAGACCTTCGACGAAGGCGCGACCAACTTCTCCTCATCGTTGCTCGGGTTGAGGACTTCTTGGGCTTGGCTTGCGCCTGTCCTCAACCCGAGGCGGTCGACCCTGCCGAGCGCGAGTTGTGGCTGAGTCGTCGCCGGGCTTGGCTCATGGAAGTCTCTGCGATTGAGGTGTATCTTGGGCTGCCACGCACTGCCCGACCTCGACAGAATGGGCGACAAACGCACACGGTCGACGTCCGAAGAGCTCACGACGTCGACCGGCGACGGGGTGGCGGCATATGACGTTGCGAAGATCGGCACCGGCAAGGGTGCCGGTCTTTTCATTCTCGAGCGCTCTTCCAAGGGTCTTCAAAAATCACAAGTTGATGATTTTGAGGTCGATGTTTTTTCGGAGTATTGACCCGGATTGCCCCCAAAAATTAGCGATACTGTCCTGGACAGTCGATGATTTTCGAGGAGTTGTGCCCGGACTTGCTCCGAAAAAACATCGACTACAAGATCCACAACCGATGTTTTTTTTGAGACCCTTGGATGAGCCCTCGAGCCGTCTTCGAGGAGTTCATGATCTTTTCAGCGAAGGTCGACCCGAGAAAAACACAGATTGAGCTTGTGTTATCGATAAAATCCCGGTTGACAACGTCGGGTCTGCGTGCTACACTCCTCGGTGGAAGGTCTCACCGGTTCAGACCGGCTCACCGTCGACGTGGCTTGGGACACCGAGCCGGTCTGAACACCTCAATCAATCATTGCTCCCGGTTCACACCTGCGGCAAGACGTCTCAAAACGTCTTGCCGTTTTTTTTTCAGAAGAGGAGACTTGCGATGAATCACGACTCCGAGATCTTTGCTCATCCGGCAAGGGTCTTAAACGTCCAAGACATCGACGCGTTGACGACTCTTGCGTTG